TGGAACTCAACAAAGACTAGCATATAATAACACCCCATATGCTTTTAATACATATCCTGAGAGATGCGTTTCATTATGGTTAATGGGAGATGGTGCTTTGGATAGCTATTCTAACAATTTAAGGAATGATGTTAAAACTTCAGACCAAACTTACACAATGTTAAGATTACAGAATATGGTATCTAACGATATAGAGAATGTAACGATTACAGGATTAACATAATAAATGTTTAATATAAGGGGCTGTTTAATATAATAGCCCCTGTATTAATTAATAATAAATAATATATGGGACATAAAACATACAGTAGAACTTCTCCTAAAGACGGAAGAAGAGCTACACTAGGTACTAATGGAAAGTACTCGAGATCAAATAATAAAGGATTCTTAATCAATCAGGGTATTGGTAATCTATTAGGTACTACAGGTGAAGTTCAATTAGTAAATAATAATACTGGTACTACTTTAACTGGTAATACTGGAGAAGGTGGATTTGAGTCAGGTGGTACAAACACAGGAGAAACTACAAATACTACTGGGACTGGATATACTATTGATAACAACGCTTATGATGGTAATAATGATGGTTACGGTACTGTAAGTATTTCAGGTGGTGTAACTACAGATTATGGATTTAATATGGTCGGTGAATACTCTATAGACATAAGACCTTTTGGTTCTTGGTCTGCTAATGCAACTGTATTTGAATACGCTGTTGAAAGACTTAATGTAGGTGAAACTACAGCTCTAGGATATCAATCTATGTTTAGTCAGAATGGTTTAGCTGATGGATTAAATGGATATGTAAGGTATAGGTCTGGATCAGATTCATACGTAAGTGTACAAGGTTATAGACAATCTCAATTAGATACTTTAACTAACGAAGGAGTTACTTTTAGGAGCTTACAAGCTTCTTGGGATCAAGATGAAGAAGATGAAACAGTATACTTAGGTAATAATACTGGTAGTATTTCTGTAGGTGATTCTTTATTTTCTGATGCTACAGGACAAATACCTTTAGCTGATGGATTAACTAATAATAGACCTAATAGATATTGGTTCGTTAAACCTGATCCTATTACAGACATTCCTATGATAACTAAAGTAACTAGTGGTGTAGTAACACATCATTATGCTTGGAATAGTGGTGTAGAAGGATTTAGAGGGTTCTCTGATCCATCTAAATGGAAAAAACAAGTATACTTAGGTAATAACATTTATAATAGCCCAGCTGACGTAAATGCTACTATGCAAGGTAAACAATATGTAGGTAATAATCCTGGTGGATCAATTCAAGTAATTAACGCATTTCAAGTGGCTGTAGATGAAGCTCAGGATATGCTTAATGATGGTTGGGCTATAACATCTAATAATAGTTCTAATTCATATCTTGATTTTAGAACTGATGATGAGCCTTATGCTGTAGGTAAGTTTTTATATAAATCTACGTTAAGTGGTACTTATTCTAATCAAAGGGTAATAGATAACTTAGAGATAGATGATCAAGAATTAACATATAGTGTTACTTTTAATGGTCAGACTTTTACTGTAGATAATACATATAAAGCAGAAGAGACTAGGTTTAAGTATTTGCCTTTAATGGGTAGTATGACTACTAACTTTAACTATGACTATAGAAATAAAGCTATAATAGTAATAGAATACAAGCCTATGACTGGTGAGATAGTTAACCAAGAGATAGTGGCTAAGAATAACGGATTAGCTAATCTACATGCAAGGACTTCAACAGGACAAGCAATAACATAGAGTATGTTTAACATAGAGGGGTGAAAACCAAACACTTTCACCTTTTCTGCGTTATATTAATTATAAAATAATAAATATGAAAGCAACAGAAATCATAGCAAAATTCAAAGAGGTTTTGTTATCAGCTGTAGGTTCAGAAGTTAAGGAAGAAGTTAAACTAGAAGAAGCTCCACAAGTTGAAGCTATTGAGGTGTCTCAAGAGGACAACGTAGAAACTTTAGAATTAAACGAAGAAGTATCAGCTATTGAAGTAACTGAAGAAGAAGTTATATCTGAAGATTTATCATCAGAAGTAATCGAAACTGAAGTTGAATTATCTGAAGAAGTATCTGAAGAAACTGAAGTTGAACTAGCAGAAGAAGCACCTGTAGAGGAAGCTCCTGTAGTTGAAGCAGTTAAAGAAGAATACGCATCTAAAGAAGAACTAGGAAGATTAAGTGCTGAAATCTCTGCATTAGCAGATTTATTAGAGAACATGAATCCTAAGAAAGATGTTCCTCAACAGTTATCTGCTGAAGAAATCATCGTTAAAGAAGAAGTTGAAGCAGAAGCTGAGGTTATAGCAATATCTCCTGAGTCAGAAGTTAAAGCTAACTTTAATCATTTAAATGTACCTTCGAATAAAGGTAATTCCACTAAAGACATCGTCTGGAATAAATTATTCAGTTAAAATATAAATAATAATAATAATAACAATTAAACAAAAAAGCTAAAATTATGGCAACTACTACAAGTATTACAACTACTTATGCTGGAGAAAAAGCAGCGTCTTTTATCTCGGCAGCACTTTTATCTTCTAACACTATCGAAAAAGGTGGTATGGAAGTTAAACCAAACATTAAATTTAAACAAGTATTAAGAAAGCTTTCTGTTGGTGATTTAATCGCTGATGGATCATGTGATTTTGATGCAACATCTTCTGTTACTTTAGCAGAAAGAAGTATCGAACCAAAAGAATTTCAAGTAAATCTTGCTCTATGTAAGAAAGACTTTAGATCAGATTGGGATGCTATCTCTATGGGAATGTCAGCACATGACAACTTACCAAAGACTTTTCAAGATTACTTATTAGCACACGTTGTTGCTAAAGTAGCTGCGAAAAACGAGCAAAACATATGGAACGGAGCTGATGCTAACGCTGGTGAATACGATGGTCTTTTAGCACTTTTTGCTGCTGATGCTGACGTATTAGACGTTGTTGGTACAACTATCGATGCATCTAACGTTATCGCTGAACTAGGAAAAGTAATTGATGCTATTCCAGCTGAGCTTTATGGTAATGATGAATTATCTATATACATCTCACAATCTTCTGCAAGAGCTTACGTAAGAGCTCAAGCTGCTTTAGGTTACAAAGATTTATATCACGTAGGTCAAACTTCAATGGATTTTGAAGGAACTAGACTTATGGTATGTAATGGTATGCCAGCTAACAAAATGGTAGCTGCTGAAAAAGGTAACTTATTCTTTGGTACTGGACTTATGTCTGATATGAATGAAGTTAAAGTTATCGATATGGCTGACATTGACGGAAGTCAGAATGTGAGAATCGTAATACGTTTTACAGCTGCTGTGCAATATGCAATCGGTTCTGAAGTAGTATTCTACGCATAATCATTAGATAAATAAATAATAATAATCTTTAATATGCCCCTCTTTAATATAAGGGGGGTTATATTATATAATACTTAAATAATATGAGCTGTGATATCACACTAGGAAGAAAAGAAGCATGTAAGACATCTGTTGGTGGACTTAAAGCTGTTTACTTCATAAACTATGATGGTGCTCTTTTAAGTGGTGCAACGTTTACAGGAGACTTAATGACTGCTGTAACTGCTGTAACTCCTTCATTTAAATATGAATTAAAGGGTGACAACAATACATTTGAAGAAGCTAATGAAAACTCAAGAGATAACGGAACTAGTTTCTTTACTCAAACAGGAGCATTAGTTCTTAAAGTACAAGATTCTGCTACTCAAGCTGAATTAACATTATTATCTTACGGTAGACCTCACGTAATTATAGAGGATCATAACGGTAACTTTAGATTAGCTGGTGCTAAGAATGGAGTTGAAGTATCTGTATCTACATCTACTGGTGGAGCTATGGGAGACTTAAACGGTTATAATCTTTCATTTGAAGGTAAAGAAATTAACATGTCAACTTACGTTGATTCAGCTCTTATGGGTGCTGTTGATGGATTTACTGTTACTGAAGGTGCTTAATAAGTTAACTAAC